AAGTTCAATGCGCACCGCAGTAATTGCATTATGCATTTTTGTCATTGAAGCTTCGTAAGTACTATTAGCTTTTCTAGCAGCTTCTTGAATTGCTTTTTGATTTTCAATTGATTTAGCTGCTTTGTCGTACCCGGCGCCTCCAGCAAGAATTGTTGGAAGAAGAGCTTTTGCTTGAGTACCGAAAAGAATTGTTGCAATACGAAGTTGGTCAGACTGGTTTTTCATTGCAGCAAGTTTTGGCCCTACTTGTTCAATAACTCCTTTAATGCCGACAAACTTTCCACTTGAGTCAAACAGTTTTACATTTAATTGCGCTAATTCATTTTGTACAGGAGTGAGTTTTAATGCATTAAGTGTTTTTACGGACTCACCACTTTGAGTAATAAGTGTTTTAATTGACTTTAAGTATCCTGCGTATGCAGGACTGGTCTTAGAATATGATTTTATTTGCGCATCAAATGCTGCTGCACTCATACTACCGTGAGTATATGCAGTAGCCATTGCTTGTAATGAAGATGGAAGTGACTTAATAGCGTTATTGATTTCTCCTACTGTTGGCACCGTCGCTCTACCTGTTTTTAGCAATGTGTTAAGCATACTATTAAGAGCTTGCGATGACCTCTTTGGGTTCATTCCATGCTCAGTCATGTCTAGCATCAAAGAAGTTGTATCTTTAATGCTTGGAGCAAGAATTCCTAATTGACCCTTCATACGAGTTATCTGTTGTGTGACCGCAGACATTCCTTGACCAGTAAGACGGCCTACGTTATAAAGTTCGCTTTCAGCAGTGGCAGCATCTTTCACATTTAATTGATACTGTTGCATAATTTTTGCAAGGTTAGTTGTGACCGTTGCAAGAGGCTGCCCAGATGCTGCTGCGCCTTCAGCAGCAACTTTCATAAAATCTACGGCGTCTTTAGCAGTTAGTGTGTGTTTTGTAAGTGTACTTAATTGACCAGCAACGGAACCGTAAGAACTTGCAATTGTTTGAGCACTAAAAATAGAACTTTCTGACATGTTCAAGAAAGATTGACCTATTTTGTCTGCCGCTTCCATTGGAAGATTAGCACTATTAGCAATTTTAATTACAGATTGTTGGTATTCTGCCGCTGCTTTTGCTGATTCATAACCAATACCAATAATTGCAGCAGTAACAATTGCTGCTTTTGGACCAATTGAGTTTAATTTATCTACAGTTGATGTTCCTCCACCTACGCCTTCTGCTTGCGCTTGTAAGTTTAATGCATCGGTGTGGACTTTTGTGGCAGCAGCGGCATCAAGTTCTGCTTTGTTAACCATTTGAAGAGTAGCCATGTACTCTTTAGACACAGCAATTTGCGCTTCTTTAGCTGCTATGTCGCCTTGTGATGCTTGCTCTGAAATTGTTTTGAACTCTGCAGTTACTGTATTAAGACGTTCTTGAGCAGTAATAAGTTCTTGTTGTTGTACATTTGCAAGTCCTCCAGCTATTTCAACATCATTAAGCGCCGTCGTCATAATTGTTCCGGATTGTTCCGCCGCATCTCCGGCAAGACCAAAATAATTACGAAGTTTTTGTATTTGCTCGTTTGCAAGACCGAACTGCTCTACAATGTTTTGAGTTGCTTCAATACCAAGAAGAAGTGTGAGGTCTTTAGTTAATGCCACTCTTAGTACCTTTGCTTGCCTTTGTTAAGTTCAGCGTCCTGCTTGGCGCGCTGCCTATTTTCTTCATTGGCAATCACATTTATAATTGTAATATAGTCTTGAACTTCTTTAAGCGGTCTTAGCTTTAATGTTTCAAAGTTAAGACCTACGCGCTCATAGAGCGCATTTTCAATTAGAAACTTCTGTAGAGACGGATGCTCCGCCGAGACTTTCATTCCCATTATCGCGGCTCTCACCGCCGTCACGAAATTGAATCTCATCTTCTCCAGAACGAGGCTTAGAAGCTTCGTTAATTCTTTCATAGATGTCAATAAAAACTGCCTGTGGAAGGCGACTAATTGAATTGTGCTTTAATTTGGCTGGTGTAAGTGGTAAGTCATTTCCTTCTTCATCAGTAAGATTCCAATCAACAATTGCACGGTAAACTAGTTCGTTTTGATACGCAATAGTGTCTGGTTCTGCTGTAAGATTATTGCCACTCATTGACATTTTACCAAGAAGTGCTCTTTGAGCTGCTTCATAGTCCTCTGCCGTAAGTGATGTTTTTATGTCAATCCAAAATCCTTTTGCGACAATTATTCGCTCAGGTTCGTTGAACAGTGATAAAAATCCTGCCATATAAATCTTCCTCTATCTTGTTGTCGGTTGTGTCCTAGTATGCTGTTGAAACGAGATTAGTAACTGTTGCACCAATACTAGCAGTAGCAGTTGCCAAGTCGTATGATGCTTCAAAGTCAAGAGTAGACATAACAACGTTATCCATTTTGATGTCATCTGCATACTTTGAAAGGTTAATTTGTGGCAATGTAATAGTCATTGCTTGGCCGCTTGGGTGAGTAAATGAAACATTAAGTGAACCTTGAGTTCCATTCATTAACTTAGTGTAGTAACCCCAGTCAGTGTCATCCAAACTATCAAATACAACTTGAATTTGACCAGTAACTTTACGAGTTAAAGGAGTTAAAAATTGCAAATCGTGTGAACCATTAAATGTATATGTAGGTTTTAGACCGTTTTCAATATCAATGCTTACACTTGTAACTTGAATCAAATTAGTGTTTCCAAAAACAGAAAGTTCTGCTTCAGCAAATACAAAAGGAGATTCATTAACTACAGAAATTGGGCTACTTGGCGTGTCAAGTACTGTTGCACTTTTAGAAACAAGAGATGCTGTGAATTCAACAGCATTGTCTCCAGCAGAAGCTTTAACGTTGTATTTTCCAACTTTAGAACCAGCAAATTGCAATGACTGGTACCCACCAATGTTCTTTTCAACAGTCATTGAATTCAAAGAATTTGCAGCAGCAATAGTGTGAAGATACTTTCCACCACCTGCACTTGTAACAGTGTCACTACCAATTGCAGCAACAAATAGCTCTAAACCATTTGTTGGAAAGAAAGGAGCGCTAACGTCTCCAGCATGCTTGTATTCTCCATACAATGCAAAAACATTTACATCTCGAATACCCATAACAACTTGAGGGAAGAATAGACCTGGGTCAGACTCAAGTGTTACATCTGTGAATGGGACAAATGATGTAGGAGTTACCGGAGTACCGAATGTGGTCTCTTTAGCAATTCCTACGGCGGATAGGGAACCGTACTTTTCTACAATCGGTGTGGTCAAAAACCTCTCTTAATTAGTTAGTTGGTGCATCAGAAGAGTCTGTTTTGACTTCTTCATTTGGCGTCGTTGTTGGTGAGTCCTCGACTTTAGCGGTCGGCGCTTTTGAAGCTTTTGGAGCTTCTTTAGCTTGCTGACCGCTTACGCTCTCATATTGGTCAGGAAATGCAGTGAGAAGACGTTTTGCAAACTCATCGGTGACATCAATAATTGTGCCTGTGACAAGAGGAGCTACGTCAATCAAAGTCTTTTCAATAAGTCCAATGTATTTAAGTTGAGCCATAGAGTAGATATTATCCTAATCAGAAGTTGAAACTATAGTCATAGACTTACCAAATGCTTCTAAGACTAATGGTCGTATTTTTATTGCAACTTTTTTATTGAAATCATTACCTTTTGTGTCTCCACGAACAACAGAAGAAGCAAAAACATAGTCTCCAAAGCCGTTCCTAAATCGCAATGCAAGAGTTTTTTGCGGAGTGATAACTGTACCGCCAGTTGTAGGTTCAAGCACATACTTAGCATATGGCGCTGTAGAAACAAACTTTACTTTTACTGCACCAGTTAAAGGTTCAATTCTGTATCCTATTGAAGCTCTAAACCTTCCAGCATCTGGTTTTACATTACTAACTGGAGCATCTTTTTTAAGTTCCATAAGAACAATTGGAATGATTGTTGCCATTGCTCTTCTTTGAGTGGCCACCCAGTCAAACTCAAGTTTTTCTAGACCTCTAACTTTTGTAATAAAAGAACGTCTCATTACGGTATTGACATTTCTTCAATTGTGAATTCAAGAAGAGCTTCGTATAAATACAATCTTTGGTCTGCAAGAACATGTGCAGGCGATTGTTGAATAGTAAATTGCTCACCAATTGCAACAAGTTGAGATTGTTCCCCAGTAAATGCATCTGTGACAGTAATTGGCATAGGAGTAGTAACCCATGCGTTAACCACAGCATCAATTAAACTTGCAAATGCGGAGTCAGCATTTGGGTTGTTTGCATTATCTGGACTCATAAGCCAAACACTTACTATCCATGAAGTGTTTCTAAATCCAGTACCACGTTTAGCAGTTTGACGTTTATTAGTTCCACTTGTGACCCACACATAAGCAGCAGGCCCAGGAAGTTTTCCTGGATTTGGAGGAGTAATGTACGCAACCAAGTCTCTTCTATATAAGGGAGAAGAAATGCCATTTGTTATTTCTTTTGCTTTTGTTTGGATTACATTTACACCCATTAAATAACTCTTCTATATGGCTTAAGAATATCTTTTACATCTCCCATAACAACGCTAATAGAAGCTCCTTGATTTACAACACTTCCAGGCATGTTTTGTACTGTTGTAGCAGTAGAACCACGAGCTAAAGCTTGGTAAGTTGCATGAAGAATAGCTGCTTGCTGGACATCTTCTGGAAGAGAAGAAATAATAATTTGAGACTGCGAATTTCCATTGTGAGAGTACATAAGAGGTGAAGTAAGTGTTGCAACTCCAGGACCACTTGAAACACTTGTAGACGCAATTTGCACATACTCAGTTTCGGCACCGTCGTAAATCCACATTCCTCTACCAACAGAGCCATTGACCATTCCAGTGCAGTCATCAACAGTTACTGTTGTGTCTCCAATTGCAGCAGGTTGGACAATTCCAGCATGCGCCCAACCATTTGTATACGTAAGTTGAAGTCTAAATGCTTGGCGACCTCCCCACCAAGATACATAGCCTGGAGTAATCATAATTGCAGAAGGACCGGCAGCAGACTCAATTGAAATGCCACTTGAAATTGTTAAAGCATTTTCAACGTATAAAGCATTAACTGGAATTTGAGTCCAAGTAGGTCCAGCAGTAAGTGAAGAAGTATACTGAGCTCCTAAAACTTCTGTGACTGGCCATCGTGATGTAACAACTCGAGTAAGTCCATTGTTAGCAGTTGTGAACCTCCAGTTAGGGCCTAGAAATTCTTCTACGTCCACCGTAGCACGAAGTGGTTGGTTACAATAGGCATCAATCCAGTGGGTTGCTCTCCAACAAATATTTGTTTGTTCAGCAAGTTGCGCGTCTGGGTCAGAGTCAAAATCTGGAATAGTTTCCCATGAAATTCCAGTAGGAGCGTTCTTAAGGATTGTTGGTGTTATGTATGGCGTTGCCACTTCTACTCCGCGCTAGTTTGTTGTGTTAGTCGTGCGTCTTCATTCTTCTTACATCTTGTGCACAACCAATTTTCAATAGCATGAGACCATCGAACATGCTTTTCACAAACAGCACCTCGACAATCGTCGCACCAACTTACTACAAATCTGCCCGGTTTAGAGCAGCGAACGCATTTTCTAGCTGGCTGACCCACGACGAGCTGTTGTCTTTGCTCCACCGCGGACTGCTGCGGCTGCTTCACGAGCAGATTCCGCAACCTTTAGTTGCTCAAAACGAGCAATGTCTTTTCCAGCAAGTTCGGCATCTTGTTGCTCGTCATATGTCAATGGAACATTGCGAATA